CGTACTAAATCTGCAAATATCAGGGGAGAAAAGAAACTCTATGGAGAGTTAGGTTAATTAATAGGAGAGGGTATGAATATATTAAAATATAAAGACATAGTTTTTGAGTTACTGAGTTCCTCCCCTATGACTAGAGATAACGACACGTTGTTGATATCTCTAGTTTGGGATGTACAACTCAAACAAAAAGACTATATAGGTTCGAGGGATTTTCTTGATGTTATGCGACTTGGATATCTTGCTAAACCTGAATCGGTTACAAGAGCCAGAAGAAAAATACAAGAAGATAATCCTTTACTTAGAGGTAAAACACATGGTAAAAGACAAGAAGAACAGTCAAATGTTCTAAATCAATTAAATCAATGGGAGGAAAACAATGAGTATAGATAGGATGATAGGACAACAGGTTGCCTATGAACAAACTAAAAACTTTTGTACCAAACTAAAAGAAGACATAGTAAAACAAGGTTATAAAGGAAGTTCTGTTCAATCTGTAATTAGATTCTGTGAATCTCAAATAGAGGGTTTAGATAATACAATCAGTGGCTCACTAGACGAAATGCAAAAACAATCGGAGGGAGAAGATGATAGACAAGATCACAGAGATTTGTAATCAACTACCTGATGTAGTTAAGGCAGTTATATTTGTATCAGCTATTAGTATCTTCTGGTCGCTGGTACTCTAGTGTATCGAAATAAAAAACTATTAGAACTTATGCGGGAACTAGACTGTCAGCATTGTGGTGCGAGTGATGGAACTGTATGTGCCTGTCACTCAAACCAATCTCGCCATGGTAAAGGAATGGGTTTAAAAGCACCTGATTCCCTTGTTGTTGCTCTTTGCCACAGGTGTCATTATGAAATGGATAATGGGAAGCAGTTAAGCAAACAAGAACGTAGAGAGATGTGGACTGAAGCATATGTCAAAACAATGAGAACATTAATTGAAAGTGAGAGGTTAATTATTAATGATAAAAATTGAAAACAACGTACCTATACCAGACGACAACGCATATAACATAAAGTATAAAGAGGTATTCGATACTTTCGACCAAATGGAAAAAGACCAATCTATAGTAGTCAATACTATAAAAGCAGTTAATTCATTACGAAAGTACGCCAAAGACAAGCAAAGTAATATTTGCTACAGAAAAATAAGTGAGAATGAATTTAGGGTATGGAGGATAAGATGAGATTCTTAACACGACTCGATGCTAAAGCATTCGATTTAGAATGCAAAAACCTAGATGGAACTAAGAGATGGTCTGATGAGGATATCAAGATACTGTATAAAATAGAGGATGCAGAGCCAAAGTCTAACGGAATTGGCGAAACTCACTTCCCTTGGGGTTTGAATCCTAATCTACAATACTATATGATAGAGCAATACAAACTACATGGCGATGACTATTTGAAATCAATAGGCACAAGGGTAGAACAAGAGAGGAAAAAGATAGGTAAGAAACGTGAAAGCTGATCTACTATCACTTCTGACTGCAAAGTCTATGAACTATGAACTCTCTAGTGGTAATCACGATGCTATTACTTCTGAGGATATTGCACATTTTTTAGGAACTAGGGGATTGGACAATAGAGAATACGATTTTCTCATGGCGAAATACACAGATAACAACTATGCTAGATCATTGGTATTCGATGATATCTACGAGGATGTTTGTGGAATATTTTTTAAATACATTAGCCCAGAAGAAATAAGAGGGGATAAATATCTAATTAGAAACTTTATCAACTTATCATTAAGAGAAGTCATTATGACTGTCTGCCCTTTCTGTCAAGGCAGAGGTGTTGTCAAATCTAAAAACAGTATCGACAAGTGCTATCATTGTGAGGGTACAGGACAATTCATTTATGATGATGATAATCGACCAGAGTTTTTAGGTATGGATAAAAAAGATTATATGGAATTTAAAAAACCTTACATGGAACTATTAGAGTTTGTAAAGAACATTGAGATTAATGCTCTAGCTAAAATAGGAGATGAATAATGAAAAAATCATGCAAAGCAAATAAAAATAAAATAACCCCTAAAAAACTTAAATATAACGGTAAAAAAGATGTTTATACCTTAAGAGGTGTAAAAGGGGTAAAGAGACAAGGGTATCCTTATCCAATTAAATAAACTTAAATGGACTAGCTCACTCATCCTCTCTTGTGGGTTAGTCTTGACATCATTTAATTTCTATCCAATGAATCTTTATGTGCAGTTTATCGGTGTGCTGGGTTGGTTGGTTGTCGGAATCAAAACTAAAGATCATCCAATTTCTTTTGTGAATGGAGTTGGATTGGCAATTTTAGGTTTTGGCATAGTTTATAGCCAAACTTTGTAAAAAAAGTAGCCCTAGAATCGCCATAATCCAATTTAAATGAGGTGTCTGATACGATTATAACCCACTAATGCGTAAGTCTATTCTCGTCCATTGTAGAGTCCTTTTCATGGGTGTCGCCTGATTCATCCTCTGTATTGTCCTGAATCATAGCTAACTTAGGTTTTAGCGCAGGAATCTTACTAACCAGACCTTGTAATTCTTCAATTAACTCAGCGTCTGACCTTTCTTGTCCTTTATCTACATTTAAATTTATATTCTGAGAACTAAACCCACCCATTTCTAAAACTAATTTTGCTGTATTCAATCTAACCGTATCTTGATCCGAGTGTAATAAGTTTTGTAATACAGATATTGCTAGTCCAGATGTAGATGTAATCCTTTCTTCATTTTTTTCTCTAATTTCGTTTGTATATTTATTTTTTAAATATCTACCCATTTGTTTAGAATTTTTTTCCCATCCTGCTAATTTCGCAGACTGAGAAGCATTACCTGCGCTTTTTCCTTCACAATATAATTCTACAAATTTCATTTCTTGTTCTTTATCTATTTTTTTCGGCATCTGCATTCTCCAATAACCATATCTTTAATTTATTAATTGTCTCTTTAGGTAAAGGTAAGTCTTTTCTATATTTAATCCAAGACTTATCCAATACGAGACTCCCATCTATATCTACTTGTGTATCACTTCCTGAGACGTGGCTAACAAGTGTTATAGTTTTGTCGTTTTCATCTACGACTAATCCGATTGATATACAGTCAGCTAATGTATTTTCTAATTCTTTTATATTTGTCCACCCAGAGGTTGGGGTAATTGCGTCTTCCCAATTAATCACTACTAATTTTGGTTTCATTTTTTACTTCTTAGATAATTAAGATAATCAGCACCCTCTTGTACTTCCCAAAATACTTTAATAAAGTCTGGATGGTCTTCTGTGAGTTCAGTATTAAATACAGCAACAGCACAAGCTGACATCATCTTACATGGAAGATTAAGTTGTCTTGCAAAGTTGTCGTACTTTTTATACGAGCCAACCTGTACACAATGCATAATTTTATCTGAGTTAGCATCCTTGATAGGACTGTATCCTGATACATGAGTATGACCTGCTATCAATAAGTGGTCTCTTGCATTGAACAATGCGTGTTTAACAATACCATGAGCTGTATTGTACATGGAATGTCCTCTGAAGTTATGAGAACAGTTTACCTTTATTTCGTGTTTAGGTAGTTTGATTTTAAGTCTTGCGTTATGTTCTGAATATACAGACTTCAATGGTTTGCACATCCATTTAATCGGATCGCCCTCCATAGCCCACATATCATGGTTACCTGCAACGATAAATATATAAGGTGTTGCATTAACTAACCACTCTACTAACTGCCATTGTTGTTCGCCATTAGTTGTTTGGTCTGCCCATAATCCTGCTAATTTACCACGTCTAGCCCAATTATTAGACAAATCACCAACAGAACAGGCATACATACCATCTGTCTTATTAACGATATCTATGTGGTTTCTAAGTGATATCCAGTCACAACCATCATCATCAACATGAGGGTCGCCTTGTATGTAAAGACCTATAGGTTTCGGGTCTTTTATTTTTATGTTTATAAATTTATCTTTTCTTTCTCTGGCATCTTTTCTTTTAAAGACTTCAGTTCTTGCATCAATTAGTTCTTCTGTAGTCCAATCTGTTTCTGTTCTTTCTTCTAGTTCATAATTTTTCATTACTTCTGGATGACATGTTTTCTTTCCACAAGTCTTACACTTCCATCTTCTTACTTTTCTTTCAGTACCATCATGTCCATTCTTAATTAAATGCTCAGACTTACAATGAGGACAACGCAAAGCATTGCCATCATCATCTCTTTGTATGATACCAACCCTACTAAGATTGCCACCATTGTTATGTATGGTCATTTGTTTTTTTCCTGTTTGATTAAATATTCGAGATACCACTTAGCTTTCTCTAAGTCTTGTATAGGTGTGCCTTTATAAGGGAATCGGGTAACGTATTTCACGATGTTCCCACGAACATAATCCATATCCCATGATCTTATGTATTCGATTGTCTCTATACCTTTAGTATAGTGACTTGGTCGATTAATAAGGTCTTCTTTCTTCTTCATCAATCTTGTCCATAACTTCATCCCAAGTTATTGGTGTACAATTTAAGAACACTATACCACCATATTTATAGTCAAGTCTATTATTGATTCTTGACTTAATGCTGATTTCTGCTTTGGGATCAATCGCATGGATTGCTTTGATGATTTGCATTTCCCTTTTTGTGTAGGGAATATTTGCACTCATAGTTATCTCCTATTAGTTTAAGCATATATCCATTTAGTAATGTAATATGACATAACCAATATAAGTATAAACTCTAAGACTGATAGTTCAGGTCTTAGATATTTCGTTCTTACCTTACTTAATAAGAACTTAATTATCTTTATCATCGCATTAAAGGATTACTATTTCTAGCTTTTAAGCCCTCTAATTCTGTTCTAAGTATTGATAATTCTTTTTCTAGTGGGGCAATATTAGGTACTGATCTTCCTTCAACCACCTCTAGTCTGTTTAAAATCTGCCCGACTTGAACAAACAATCCACCTAATGTAATAACTAGTCCTAGTATTCCTGCTATTGTCTTGATGTCCATAGTCTGTCCTCGTAAGTTTGATTTGGGTAAATGTTTCTAATATCAACATAGTTACTGTTAGTGTATGTACCTATATCAATACTTTGTAATTCAGGTTGTATAAATATATCTGTGTTTACTTTTGAGTAAGAAGATATTTTATTATCTTTAGCCATGACTTTAGCTACTATCATTTGTGTAGCTTTTAGCTGACCATCTATTGTTTTAATTTTGTCTGCCACTTTAATAGATATTTCTTCTATTGTTAGTTCGGTTTCAAAACTCCTACTGTTGTCTTGTGTGCTTTCAGATACTCCTGCTGATTCTGTTTCGACAGCTCCTCCTGTATCTTCACCCACTTCCGTATCTCTTTCTGTTTCTTCGACAACTTCTGTTTCATTTACTTCCTCCACAGGTGCTTCAACTATTTCTTCAAATACTTCTTCGATAGCAGGTTCTTCTATAACTTCTTCTACTATCTCAGGTTCTATCATAGCAGGAGCTAATACAATAGTCTCCTCTACAAATTCTTCTTCTATAAAAATAGGTTCTTCTATTATCTCTACAATTGGTTCTTCAAATACCACTTCTTCAATAAT